GATACGATCGTGAAAAGATCAGCGATCTAATGAATCAGCTAAACACAGCAGGCGATTGGGATCAAGTTGAACAAGCATACAACATACAGTTTGAAGATTTGTCAGCACAACTAGTTGACGAACTTAGTGACGAAGACTATCAATCCATAGTTGTAAGACGACTTACTGCACTAAGAAGAATAAATCCAAAACTAATGTTTGCATCCATTGCTTGGGGCACAGATACCGATACTATGGATGTAAGTGTCGAAGATGAAAATTATAGTGTTGAAAAACAGTTAAACAGTAGCGGATTTCCTGTTGTTAAAAAGGGTAGTACAGAAGTTAAAGATGTACTAGTTATTGATGCTGCATTGAAAGCAGCTATTGAGTTGTCTGGCGGATCTGTACCTAATTTAAACATTGAGGCAAATGACGAACATAGAGCAATGGCCGGTGCCATTATAGTAACAGTGATTGATATGAGAGTACCAGAAATGACAGCATTTTATACAATGCAAGAACCATTTAGTGAATCACAGTTTAAGGCAATAGGTCCAAGACGTATATTAGGTATACTAGAAGGTGCTTCGGTACTTATAGCAAACGGCTCAAGTGATGAGTCAACTGCACAATGGATACACGGACAAGTTATGGACGATAGACTGTGGCTTATCGGTGATGAAAGTCAAGACATCGAAGGTGCTGCTAATATTCACTTTGATAGCAAGTACAGAGATGAAAGCGAGCAATCAGACGGATTTAATACAGGTGGTGGATTTGATGATGTTGAAAACACTGATGAAGAAACGGATCTTATAAACAGATTGTTGAATCCTACTTCACGAGATGCTGCATTAGCTGAGATTAATCAAATATCTCCAGAAACTGAAATGCAAAGAGTCTATGATAGAATTTATATTGGATACAAAAAGAACCACGGCAAATATTTAGATGAAGATATTACTGAAGCAGACGAGTTAGTTAAGTACATAGAATCCGAAGCCAATGATATTCCAGATAGCTTTGCATCTATTATGGGTAGTATAGGTGTTCCATATGCTGCTCCAAAACTAATGGGCGAAGTATTCAAAGAGAGTATGGATGGTGGTTGGTTTGGATGGGGAACTGATGAAGACTTATTAAATGCATTAATTGGTCAAATAAGAAATAGAGAAGATTATTTACAAGTAAATGCATTATACGACGGCGACTTAATAGACGACATTGATGCTGAAGATAGTAGTTGGAAACGAAATAATGCAGGCCCTCAAATTGAAGCACTTAAACGAGCTATTGGAGGATTTACTGAAGCAGATGAAAGAGGCTTTAAACCAAGAGTAACTCGATCGCTTGAAGCTATGAAAGTCGAACCAACTGTGGATAATATTAAAAACTTTAGAAACAATATTACCCTAAAAAATTATGAAAACGTTGACCTTGACGCTATAATATATATACTAGACGAAGTTAACAACATTGTAGCAGCAACGACTGGAGCAACTGAAGAACAACAAGAAGAGTTTTTATTGATTGTTGAAAACTTTGAAGAAACATTTGGGGAACAAACTATTGGTAGACGTAATTCAGGCGGCTATGGTGGCGGTGTCCAGACAGGCGCAGAGTTAATTGGTCAATGGAAACTAAACAACAGCGAACAATGGTTTTAGAAGATTACGATTTAGATGAGCATGAGCTTTATCTAAAATATCCACAGCACCATAAATGGTGGAATAAACTTTATCTAGCAGAAACTATGGGCTATAGTTGTGGTCCAGGTGGTGTAAGAATACCCAGCACAGGTGAATACGTAATACGTCCTATATACAATCTTATAGGTATGGGTGTATGTACAACTATAAAAACATTAAAGCAAGGTGATTGTACTAGTACACCTCCGGGGTACTTCTGGTGCGAATACTTAGAAGGCAATCATTACAGTGCTACATACGAAAATGTCAATGGTAGCTGGAAACCTATACACTGTTGGCAAGGATGGAACAGCAAAACAAATGTTGTAAAGTTTAGTAAATGGATACGCAGTGATTATACACCAACTATTCCAGATGCTATTGCTAGTATAACCGATATAAAATATATTAACATTGAATACAAAGGCGACAATCCTATTGAGTTGCATTTTCGTCCTAGTGGTAATCCAGATGGTACATCAGTTAGTAAATGGAATGAATATATTCCTATATGGCATGATACTACAAAGTTTGAAAAAGACGTACTTGCCAACAGAGGATACACATGGATAGATAATCCTTATGATGACTGGATGGAAGACATGAAGCCATATTTAAACGAAAGGCGGCTTGGATACTATGTACGGTAGAATTAACTTATCCAAAGTGGAATACGATCTAGATCCTGATATTTTCTTATACAAACCCAGTTGGAAAGAAGCAGTGCGTGTATACCAAGCCTACTGCAAATACAAAAAGTTTGACAGTGTATTTCCATTGTACAGTGATGATATTTTACAAAATGATTTTCATTGTTTGTATATTGATGATAAACTTGTAGCATGGGAACAAACAAGAATATATACAAACGATAAGATTGCATTTAGTGATCAGTTTGCATGGGATTATAGTAATCCTGAAGATAGTGTTGGTTGGAGGTTTAGTTATCACGTTCCTGCTTATTACAAGTCGCAAGGATATAAGTATCTGTACTTAGGTGATCACCACGACTATAAAAGTCGTATTCAAGGATACGAAATATTAGGTCCAATAAAAGCACTTGACATCTAGTAAAAAATACAGTACTATAAAACAATATCATTAAGGAGTATTGCATGAGCGATAGAGTATACGGCCAAGAAGAAAAAGCCAAACTAGAACGTCTTGTCAAAGAGGGCGTAACTGTTCTACAAGAGATTGAAGATTTACAAGGCGGGTTAAAAGAAACTGTTAAAGCAGTAGCAGAAGAACTAAATGTAAAACCAAGTCTTATCAACAAAGCTATTAAAGTTGCACAAAAACGTGACTGGGGTCGTGTACAAGACGAGTTTGAAGATCTTGAAACTATTGTTGCTACAACAGGATACGATACGGACGCTTAATGTATCAAATATTTGATGGTGCATTTAATATCACCAATGTTTGTAACTTAACATGTAATGGTTGCGAAAGTTTTAATAACTATCTCTTTCGCAATCATTTTCGTTTTGACGACTACAAACACAAATATGAAAAATGGAGTAAGTTAGTTAAAATAAATGTTGTAACAATACATGGCGGCGAACCTTTTACTAATCCTGACATTGTAAACTGGGCTGCTGGATTAAAACAACTATGGCCAAATGCAAATCAACATTATGTAAGTACAAATGGTACACTAATGAAAAACAAGATAGACATTTGTAAAAAACTCATTGATTTAGGTTGGTATATTGATATAAGTATACATGACACTGATTTACAAAAAGACATCGAAAACAGCATAAAAGAGGTTTTAAATGAAAAACCTCATAAAGTTGTAAATTTTGAGGACGAGACACGATATGTAGCGCATAATAGCAATCGTCCATACTTTATATTGTATCAAACTACAGATTTTATTAGCAGTGCGAAAAAAGGCGTTAAAAACAATAAATGGCAGTTTCATAGGAGTAACAGTACATTAGCACACAAAGTATGTTTAGGAGGAGAACCGCCTTGTACACACTTTAACAAAGGCAAAATGTACCAGTGTCATTTGACTAGTGTAAGTGAAGACTTGATCAAGCAGTTTCCTTTAGAAGAATATGCAGTTGATTTATTAGAACAATACAAAGGTGCTGATCCTGACGACGATCTTACTGAGTTTTTTGAAACGCTGCACAAGCCTATGCCACAATGTGAACTATGTCCGCAAAGTTATAAAACGCACAATATTGCACCGTTATCAACTAAAAAGGATTTACAATGGACATAGTTACAAGTGTGCTTTATGAACCTACTGTACGTTTAGACATTGACATTAAAAGTCTACAACATAAAACATTTGACAACCTACATATTTTAGGATGGAGCGAAGAAGGTGTAGCGTATGATTTTATAAAATATATGATAATACGTGATCCTGCTGAAAGACAGATTATAGATGATTTGTACAAACAAGATAGATTGATTTATCATTGTAATATTATACATCCACGACACAATGATAGTAGTTTTCATAAGCCTTGGCCAGAGTTTGATCAGTTTTTAGGATGGCAAAACTACAAAGAAGTATTACATGCTCCTAATCAGTTGTATCATTGTCAAACTCTTACATACAGGCCACACAAAGATACACTTATAGAGCGTCTACTAACAGCCAACTTACATGGCGAAATATACTACAAACGATTAGAAGATATTTGGGACAAGATACCTAATACTCCTGATTGGCACAAACAGGTAGATAGATTTGTAGAAAGCAAAGACTTTGATCCTGACTTTGTGTTTGATAGTGATACAAATCCTCCGCCTCCTGTAGATATATGGAAGCGTAGCTTATTCCTTATTACACCAGAAAGCACAGACGAAATAGTACTACACACTGAAAAAACTTGGATGCCAATACTTTGGAAAATGCCAAGTATTTTAGTTGGTGCAAAAAATCTAAATACTGCACTAGAAGACAAAGGTTATAAACTATTCCACAACGTAATAGATTATAAGTTTGATTGTCTAAATACCATAGAACAAAGGATAGATGCATTGATAGAACAACTGCAAAATATCAAAGATTATAATGCAGCAGCACAACAAATGTTGGAAGTATGTGAATATAATCATCATCGTTTTTTAAATGATATTGCTTATGGTGACAAACCATCTGTTATTACAGCAAATGCAGACTTTACACCAGAAGCACAAAAGTTGATAAATGTAATAAACAAGGCTGTTGAACAAGCAAAACAGTTGACAAATCAAAATAAAGAGTGTATATTAAACACATAACTAGGAGAGCCCATGCCATACGTAGATGCATTCTTTGACAGAGATTCGGACATTATTCGAGTAGTCGAACGCAAAGACGGAAAGAGACATTTCCACGAATATCAGTCAAAGTATACGTTTTACTATGAAGATCCACGTGGCAAATACAAAAGTATATACGGCAATACTTTAAGTAGGATTGTTTGTAAAAATACAAAAGACTTTCGTAAGGAACTTGCTATTAACAAAGGCAAGAACTTGTTTGAAAGCGACATCAATCCAATCTTCCAGTGCTTGAGTGAAAACTATATTAACCAAGACGCACCTAAACTTAATGTAGCGTTTTGGGATATTGAGACAGACTTTGATCCAGAGCGAGGATTTGCTCCAGTTGAAGATCCGTTTATGCCCATTACAGCTATTACAGTATGTTTACAGTGGCTTGACGGAATGTTAGTTACTGTAGCAATGCCTCCCAAAGGAATGCCATTAGAAGAAGCAACTGCAATGTGTAAAGCACGTTGGGGAGATAGTGTTGTATTGTTTCCGAACAGCAAAGAAGGTGAAGGACAAATGCTGAGTATGTTCTTGGATCTCATTGAAGATGCAGACATTCACAGTGGTTGGAACAGTGAAGGATATGATGTTCCATATACTATTAATAGAATAAAACGTGTATTGAGCAGCGATGACACAAGACGTTTTTGTTTGTGGGGACAAAAGCCCAAACGTAGAGAATATGAGAAGTTTGGCAAGACAAGTGAAACGTATGATACTATCGGAAGAGTACATATGGACTATCTTAACTTGTATCGCAAGTACACATATGAAGAACGTCACACATATAGACTAGATGCTATTGGCGAACTAGAAGTAGGCGAAAACAAGACAGTATACGAAGGTACACTTGATCAGTTATACAACAACGACTTTGAACGTTTCATCGAATACAACATTCAAGACGTTGCACTACTAGACAAACTAGACAAAAAACTAAAGTTTATTGATCTTGCAAACGTACTAGCACACGAAAATACTGTTTTGCTACAAACTACAATGGGTGCTGTTGCACTTACTGAGCAAGCTATTGTTAACGAATCTCATAGACGTGGTATGCAAGTGCCAAACAGAAAACAGCATGAAGGCAATACACAAGCCGCAGGTGCATATGTTGCGTTTCCAAAGAAAGGTGTACACGAATGGGTTGGCAGTATGGACTTGAACAGTCTATATCCAAGTGTGATTCGTGCATTAAATATGGGTCCTGAAACTGTTGTTGGGCAAATACGTTTAGACATCAGTGACGAACGTATTCACAATGATACTACACTAAAGAAGAAGAGCTTTGCTGGTAGTTGGGAAGGACGTTTTGCTACAGAAGAATATGAAGCAGTTATGGAACAAAAACGTGATGTAATGCTTACATTAGAACTAGAAAATGGTCAAGAAGAAATACTAAGTGCAGCAGAAGTATGGAAGTTAATTTATGATAGTCATCAGCCATGGATGCTTAGTAGCAATGGTACAATCTTTACAAATGAGTTTGAAGGTGTTATTCCTGGACTACTAAAGCGTTGGTATGCTGAACGTAAGGATCTGCAAAAGAATCTTAAAAAAGCAAAAGATGCTAAGAACGAAGTAGAGATTGAGTACTGGGATAAGCGACAGTTGGTTAAAAAGATTAACTTGAACAGTTTGTATGGTGCGATTCTTAATCCTGGTTGTAGATTCTTTGATAAGCGTATCGGTCAAAGTACAACACTAACAGGACGTACTATTGTTAAGCATATGAGTGCAGAAGTTAATAAGATTATCACAGGAGATTATGATCACGTTGGTAAAGCAATGATATATGGCGATACTGACTCTTGTTACTTTAGTGCATATCCAGTATTAAAGGATGAAATCGCAGCAGGTAAAATTCCGTGGACTAAAGAAAACGTAATAACATTGTATGATCAAGTGTGCGAACAAGCAAATACAACATTTCCAGACATGATGTTGAAAGCATTTCATTGTCCAAAGAGCAGATCAGATGTTATTGCCGCAGGTAGAGAAGTTGTTGCAGAGACAGGACTGTTTATTACTAAAAAGCGTTATGCAGCATTAGTTTACGACATTGAAGGTTTTAGAACAGACGAAGATGGTAAACTAGGCAAAGTAAAAGCAATGGGCTTGGACCTAAAACGCAGTGATACGCCTGTGTTTATGCAAGATTTCTTAAAAGATTTACTTGACATGGTACTGCAAAAAAAGCCTGAGAAAGAACTACTAGAAGCTATTAGTCAGTTTAGACGTGAGTTTAAAGAACGTCCAGGCTTTGAAAAAGGTTCACCTAAACGTGCAAACAAGATTGGACATTATCAGCGTCTTGAAGAAAAGCAAGGCAAAGCAAATATGCCTGGGCACGTTAGAGCAAGCATCAACTGGAACACACTAAAACGTATGAATGGTGACAAGTACTCGCAAGAGATTGTAGATGGTATGAAAGTTATTGTTTGTAAACTAAAGCAGAATCCGCTAGGGTATACAAGTGTTGCGTATCCTACAGACGAACTACGTATTCCGGATTGGTTTAAGGAACTTCCGTTTGATGGCGATGCTATGGAAGAAGTTATCATTGACAACAAGTTAGACAACTTGATTGGTGTGCTAGATTATGACTTGGAAAGTACAAAACAAAAAACAACATTTAACAACTTATTTGATTGGGATTGATATGAAAGTAGGTATTACCTTTAGTGCATTTGATTTGCTTCATGCCGGACACATTGGTATGTTGCGTGAAGCAAGAGCAAACTGTGATTATCTTATAGTAGGATTGCAAACTGATCCTACTATTGATAGACCAGATACTAAAAACAAACCAGTGCAAACACTAGTAGAGCGCTATGCACAACTCAATGCACTCAAGTTTATTGACGAGATTGTTCCATACGAAACAGAGCAAGACTTGTTGGATATACTTGAACTGTTTCAAATCGATGTAAGGTTCTTAGGAGAAGAATACAAAGAAGATGAGTTTAGTGGCAAGGACATTTGTCGCAAGCGAGGTATTCAACTGCATTTTAACAAGCGTGATCATAGATTCAGCACAAGTGATTTACGCAAACGAGTTGCTGAAAGAGAGAACAGATAATGTGGATACTTTTAATCATGAGTACAGTTGTAGAGCTGGAAGAACCTAAAATAACATACTGGGATAGCTATGTAACTCAAACAGAGTGTTTATTAGAACGAGCAGTACTTACTTCAACCTTTACACAAGGCGAAAGAGCCTTATGTATTAAAAAGGAAAAATAAATGAATAGATTTGTTTTTGATGTAGACGGAACACTTACTCCTAGTAGACAAACTATAGACCCACAGTTCAAAGAGTGGTTCAAAAGTTTTATCAGCAATAACAAAGTTTGGCTTGTAACCGGCTCAGACTATCCAAAAACAGTTGAACAACTTGGTGCAGATATTACTGAGCGTGTTGTTACATGTTATAACTGTAGTGGCAATGATGTATGGCATCAAGGCAAACGAGTAAATGCTAAGTCATTTGAAGCACCTCAAGAACTATACAACTTGATGGAAGGTTGGCTACAAAGCAGTCCATTTAAGTTGCGCACAGGCAATCACATTGAAAATCGTATGGGCACTATCAACTTCTCTATTGTAGGCAGAAACTGCACATTAGAAGAACGCAAGCAATATGTGCAACATGATCTCAACAACAGAGAACGTGAAACTATTGCATTTCAAATCAACAGTGAGTTTCCAAATATCACAGCAACAGTCGGCGGCGAAACAGGCATTGACATCTATCGCACAGGTTGTGACAAGAGTCAAATCCTAGACGACTTTGATAAAAAAATCACAACTTATTTCTTTGGAGACAAATGCGAGCCAGGCGGCAATGATTGGCCACTTGCAAAAGCATTAAAAACTCAAGGGTACGGTGGTGCGTCATTTAATGTAAAAGATTGGCGTGACACTTGGGAAAGATTACAATACTTACAGGAGGCTAAAAAAGCAGCATGATTATTGCAGGATACGGATTTGTTGGTCAAGCACACGAACTACTATTTAAAAACTTTCGTAGAGAAATAGTTATACATGATCCTCCCAAAGGCAAGGTAGCAGACTTTAACAATACAAGTGCTGTTGTTGTATGTGTACCTACTCCACAAGCAGAAGATGGTAGTTGCGACATGAGTGCAGTATATGACGTAGTATCGCAGTGTAGTAAAGATACACCTATTATGATCAAAAGCACTATTAGTTTACAAGGATGGGACGAACTAAAACAAACATATCCAAATCATAGATTGTGTTTTAGTCCAGAGTTTTTGAGAGCAACACAATGGATGAATGACATCCAAATAATGAAAGATGTTATATTAAGTGGTGATACTGATTACTGGCGTGATCAATACAGTTACAACTGGTCTCAAATGACTATTAAGATTGTATCTCCCGAAGAAGCTATTGCTATCAAATACTTCCGTAATGCATACCTTGCAACCAAAGTAAGTTTCTTTAATGAAATATATGACTTTTGCAGTGCATATGATCTAAACTTTGATCAAGTACGAGGCGGTGTTGCAACAGATGAGAGAATAGGTCACAGCCATACGTTTGTTTTTCCAGATCAAGATGTGCGTGGGTTTGGCGGAATGTGTTTTCCTAAAGACACAACCGCACTAAGAAAAATGGCAGCAAATAAAAATATTAGTCTAAATATACTTGATGCAGCAGTAAAATACAACAATGAAATAAAAAATAATACTTGACTTTAGTCAAGTTTAACATTATAATGAAACATATAGGAGATAAAAATGCAAGACATTCTACAAGATATCGTAAGCCATACACATTCGTTGGGCTTTATTACTACACTAAAAGTCACAGCAGAAACTGAAACACAAATCGAAAGCATGGCAGACGATCGTAGTGTTATTATGACTGCAACTACAAATACACCCGTTGGCGAGTTTGTAGGTACATTTGGTATGCCAGACTTAGGAAAGTTATCATATCACTTGAAAAATCCAGAGTACAAAGAAAATGCTAGTATTCAAGTTGTACAAGCGGAGCGCAATGGAGAAACTATTCCAACGCATATCCACTTTGAAAACAAAACTGGCGACTTTAAAAACGATTATCGCTTTATGAACAAAGCAGTTATTGAAGAAAAACTTAAAAGTGTTAAGTTCAAAGGCAACAGCTGGAACGTTGAGTTTCAACCAACATTAGCAAGTATTGCACGTATGAAACTTATGTCAGGCGCACACAGCGAAGAAACTGTGTTTCAAGTCAAGACAGAAGACAGCAATCTAAACTTTTACTTTGGAGACGAAGCAACACACGCAGGTTCATTTACATTTCAAAGTGCAGTCGAAGGCGAGTTAGCACACACATGGGCATGGCCAGTAGCACAAACTATTGCTATCTTGAACTTGGATGGAGACAAAACAATGAGTATTACAGACCAAGGCGCTATGAAGATCTCAGTAGACAGCGGCATGGCAAAATACGACTACATCCTGCCAGCGCAGCAAAAATAATGAATACAGACCTCACAAAAGCACAAAAAGACTATGCATTTTTCTTGCCTAGCATCAGTGGTTTCTATGCTACTTTTATAGGCAAGCAACGCTTTGGTGAATATGTTGATCCTAGTAGAGTTCCAGCAGGCATTGGTACTGTAGAAGCAATGAACTTTTTGAATCCTAATGAAGGAGTGTTC